CATATCGCTAATTGTCATAAAGTATGTTATACTAGCTGAATGCTAGATATTGTCCAATACCTCCCAGGAAAACGCAAGACATCCAGCTCGGGCTGGATCAGTTTCAACGGCCCCTGCTGTGTCCACAATGGCGAAAGTCAGGATCGACGGCAGCGTGGCGGACTCAAAAGCAGCGCCGAAGGTTGGAGTTATCATTGTTTCAACTGCGGTTATACTGCTAGTTTTATCTTGGGACGTAATCTCAGTTTTAAAGCTCGCAAGCTGTTGACCTGGTTGAATGTACCACAAGAAGAAATAGAACGTGTCAATCTAGAAAGCCTACGGCATCGTAGTATAACAGGATTACTAGACGACCGTCAGCAAACTGCAGCAGCTATACAAGGCATACACTTCGAAGAACGTGACATAGGCGGGGTTGAATTTGTAACACCAGCACATACAGACATATGGAATTACTTGCGCAGCAGATGTGCACCTGTAGATTATCCATTTATGGTCAGTGCAACTGCAGGCGCAAGACCGGGAGTCATTATCCCGTTCACCTATAACAACACCTTGGTTGGCAATACCACTAGATTTTTGGATGATCGAAAACCCGTATGGTTAAACGATTTTCAACCTGGGTATGTGTTCGGCACAGACTTGCAACATGCCAATTGGCAATCAGTTGTGGTGACAGAAGGCATATTTGATGCACTCAGCATCAGTGGCTTGGCTTTGATGCACAACGAAGTCAGTGATGCACAAGCCAGACTCATACGTAGTTTGGGAAAGGAAATTATTGTAGTACCCGATCAAGACCGGCCTGGCATGGAGCTAGTGAATCGTGCCATTGAGTTGGGATGGTCGGTGAGCATGCCCAAGTGGGATGGTTGCAAAGATGTCAATGATGCTGTAAAGAAATATGGTCGTTTAGCAACCTTGCTAACTATCATGCAGGCACGAGAGACCAGCAGAATCAAAATAGAAATGCGCAAAAAACAACTTGTTAAGACCTTCAGACTATGAAACATTTTTGTGTAATGCCTTGGTACAGCAGAGAGATAAATTTAAAAACCCAACAAGATTCTATATGTTGTTGGTTACAAAAATCCATTTCTCGATCCCGTCTGCAACAAGATTTTATTGATAATAAACAGTCCGAGGCTTGCCAAAAATGCTGGCATCTTGAAGATTCTGGAATTGAAAGTCGTCGACAAATGGAGAATAGATTTTTAGACTTTGCGCTAGATAAAAATATCGAAGTGATAGCCGACAATATACATGATGCCGAGCCAATGTTGTATCAATTTAATTTGGGATCATTGTGCAATTCAACTTGTATTACTTGTGGTGCCAATGCCAGTTCTGCTTGGCAAGGCTTGCTAAAAAAACAAATCAAAATCTCATCTGAGAATAGTAGAATAGATCGCAACTTTGACCACTATCAATCCACAATTAACTGGAAAACAATCAAACGTATCAATCTATTAGGCGGTGAGCCATTGTTGATTGAAAAATCGTTTGCTATACTAGATATGTTGCTGTTAAACGGCAACACTGATTGTTTGGTTAGCTTTGTTACCAACGGCAGTGTTACATTGACCAAAAAGCATATCGATACATTTGCTAAATTCAGCAATATCAGTTGCTGTGTTAGCATAGACGGAACTGACAAGCTATTTGAATATGTAAGATATCCATTAAGCTGGGATCGAACCTTAACAAATATTGATCAGTACAGACAGATTTTTCGAGAAGTAGTAGTAAGTTATACCATTAGCAACCTCAACATTCACGACAAGCAAAATACTGTCAATTGGTTCAATCAACAAGGATTGTTGTACATTGAAAATTATGTGCAATATCCTGCTTATTTTAATCATACTGTACAGCCCGGTCATGCGTTATGGCCTAAATTTGTCGAAGCAATTACTACACAAGATAAAATTAAAGGTATTTCAGTCAACGATTATGTACCTTATTTGTCAAATCTGCTGCAAAGTAACCCATTGGATTGAAAAGTGAATTATAATTCAGGATATGCAGATGGAATCAATAATTGGGTTGGAAAATTTTCTAATCAGTCATACAAGTATTTTGCAAGACATGATTCAGGTAAACCCATTGATTATACCTTTAACAGTCTGGGATACCGCGGCCCCGAACATCATGCACATCCAGACATTTCGGTCTTTGGCAGTAGTTTTAGCTTTGGTGTAGGTCTTGCCTACAATCAATGCTGGCACCAACTGTTGGGTGATTTACAAGTAAACACTTACACAACCGCTGGATTTTTAGTTTCAAATAATGATATTATTGACCACTATAAAAAAGTTTCTGTCAAGTCGGGTATAACTATTATTCAGTTACGAGAATTTAAATATAACAAAGAAAATTTTTTACTACCGAATCATGGATTTTATTTTGTTATTGACGAAATCAAACATTCGCACATTCCGACCCTTACTTGGTCTTCTTTTATTGATCGTGCAGAAGATGATACACATCCAGGGCCCAACACACATTTACAATGGTCGAAAATAATAAAGAAAATGTTCAATATGTGATAAGTCATCTCGAAGGCTGCTCCGGCAACTTTCTGGGATTCTTAATAGCCGACGTTGTTCCGAAAAACACAAATATATTTCGCGTTGATACCGGTCCCAATGATTTAGTTTTATCATTAAATGGTCGTTATCATTGGCACAAAGAAATACAAGCACGTATAAAAAATCATACAGTAGTAGTTACACACAATTTTGATACAGAATTAATTAACACAACATTTCCAAATGCTAAAATTATACAACTATATCCCTATACGCACATTGGCAATGTGTTATATAATATCTCTTATAAAAAGTTAACATTAAAATTATCTAATCTAGTTGATAATCATTTTATTGACATTGCAAATTGGCATAAAAAAATTCAATCATTTACTCCGTCTCAAACATGCTACAATTATTGGAATTTAACTGACGTAAATTTCTTAAAAGATATTATTTCAAAGGAGTTAACTGATAGCCAGAAGTTATTTTTTAACAATTATTGGGCTACTCAATTAAACTATAACTTGAACATGCCGTCGGATAAAATGTCAATGCCCGATTTGATTAAATTTTGGGGTATAGAAGATAATTTTAGTCCATGGATGGTAGCTTGGCTTATATATGTCTTTGAGTACTTACACGAGCTGCCGGAGGAAAAAAGATTATGGTCAATCAACGATGCAATTAATTTTTGCAGTTGGGCCGATGTCACTAGACTAGAAAGAATGTATCGTGTATAATATTAAAAAACTTCAGGAACAATTAGCTTGTTAAAAGATTACAACACTGACGTACAACGATTATTCTTGGAAATGATGTTGTGCGATGCCACCAGCTATGTACGTGTGCAAAACATTTATGATCCAGAAAACTTTGATCGAACGTTGAGACCAGCCGCTGAATTCATTAAACAACACAGCGCCGAATTCAAGACCATGCCAGATCGTGCGCAGATTCGTGCTGCCACTGGTATTGTGTTGCAGGAAATTCCCGATCTCAATGAAGGTCACTTTGACTGGTTTCTAGATGAGTTTGAATCGTTTACTCGCAAGCAAGCACTGGAGCGAGCTATTCTCAAAGCAGCTGACTTGTTGGAGCAACCTGATTATGATTCCGGCGGTATCGAAAAGCTGATCAAAGACGCAGTACAGATCAGCCTGACTAAGGACATGGGCACAAACTATTTTGACAGCCCTAGTGATCGACTCAACCGATATTTCAACTCAGGCGGTCAGGTCTCAACCGGATGGCCACAGATGGATCGTATCTTGTATGGCGGATTCAGCAGAGGCGAACTGAACATTTTTGCTGGAGGTTCTGGCTCGGGCAAGAGCCTGGTCATGATGAATATAGCTTTAAACTGGTTGAGCCAAGGATTGAGTGGTGTTTACATCACATTGGAATTGAATGAAGAACTGGTTGCTCTGCGTACAGACGCCATGTTGACCAGTACCAGTACCAAAGACATTCGTAGAGATATTGGACAAACAGAGCTCAAAGTAAAAATGATGGGCAAGAAGTTTGGCGACTATCGCATCAAGGCCTTGCCAGCACAAAGCAATGTAAACGACATGCGTGCCTACATCAAAGAAGTACAGATACAGACCGGCATCAAGATCGACTTTATCATGGTGGATTATCTGGACCTGATCATGCCGGTCACTGTAAAAGTCAATCCCAATGATCAGTTTATCAAGGACAAGTATTCAGCAGAAGAGCTGCGTAACTTGGCCATTGAACTCAAGGTGTTAATGGTCACAGCAAGTCAGTTGAACCGTAGTGCAGTAGAAGAAATTGAGTTTGATCATAGCCACATTGCCGGTGGCATATCCAAGATCAATACAGCTGACTTTGTGTTTGGTATTTTTACATCTAGAGCCATGCGAGAGCGAGGCAAGTATCAAATGCAGTGCATGAAAAGTCGTAGCAGTCAGGGCGTTGGCAACAAGGTTGATCTGGACTACGATATCGAAACCATGCGCATTACTGACAACGGAGAGGATACTAATCAGCAAGGTCCGCGTAGCAGCATCATGGACTCTATCAAGACTCGTAGCCAAGTTGCCAAACCCGACGAAGATATGGACACAGCTAAAGTCACAGCAGACGTACAAGGCACCAAACTCAGGCAACTGCTGGGCCAGATCAAACAGGCTTAATGCGCTGTATTACTGCTAAATAATTGAAAGGGTCTTGGTAAACATGCAAAAACGCACTCGCAGCATCTTGGAAGAACTAGATGCATTATACACAGAAAAAAATGCGGACCGTGATCGACGCTATATTATTGAGACTCGCGCTGACAATGTCATTGCCAGTGCCATACGTCTAATAGAACAGATCGAATCAAGTTATAGTCCTGAGCAAGCAGACAACTTGATAAGAAAATTGCTGAATGCAATTCGCGACAAAGATGCTAAGAAATTTACACGAACAGTAAGGCGCACAGATGCAGATATTTGAACTTAACCACGCTAGAAAATCAAACACACTTGTTGAAAGTGTATGCCGCGATCTCACACGTGAACAACGTCACATAGTGGAAGGCATGGTGCGAGACCTGCGCCCCTTGTTTGAAACCACTCTTACTGCAGATCAAATACAACAAATTTTCCAACAGGCCCAGCAAAAGCAAACAGCTCAGGGCGGTGTTGGTCGTACTGCAATTGGTAAGGCTGTAGATACAACCAAGGCAGTGGGCAGTGCTGTGGGCACTGCTGCTGGTGCTGTAAACAAAGCCATTGACGGACTAGGTCGATACTTGCAGACCACTGCGCCTGTTCAATATTTTGATCAGAAGTTTGAAGATCTAAAACAAAAGATTTCTGCCAAATTAGGCACAGACAGCAAAACAATGGCTGTGATTGATCAACTGGGTCAATATGCCAAGGCCAACCCCGGCAAGACAGCCTTTGTGATAGGTGCACTAACAGCAGTAGCAGCCTTCACCACAGGTCCAGCAGGTGGTGCCATTGCTGGTCAAATATTACGTGGTGCAACAGAGTTGCTGAAAGGCGAGAAGTTATCAACTGCTGTGGGCAAAGGCGCCAAGTCGGCTGCTATTGGCGGGGCCTTAGGCGCCGGCATAACTGCACTAGGTGATTATTTTGGAAACATCGAGGTTGTTGCTAGACAGATACCAGGATATACACAGCTTACCCAACTCGGTTTTAGACGGACGTCCATCAGGATTGGTGGTAACAATCCTGGATTCTTTTTTGGTGATCTTCGTGGAATAATAATTCCTAGCCAATTAGCTCCTAAATTAGAATTACTTATAGATCAAACTGAAAAGTATATTGATGCTGGCAATTGGGCTGGAGCTGATAGATACTGGAAGGAAGTTACAGCTATAGTTGATAATCCAGAAGTGCGACAAGCAGTGAAAGAGATAGCTGGTAATAATCAAAAATTATATGATCAAGCAGTAGCTAATGCCGCTAATTTTAAGGAAGTAGCTGCTAAAATTTCTTCAACACTTACTGCGGCTGTACAAGGAGGCATAGCCGGGGCATCTGCAGCACCTGCACCAGCAGCTAAAACTCCTGCTCCTGCTCCTCAGGTTAAGGAAGGTTATACCAGACTAACCAACAAAGAAATACGTGAAATATTTGCCATTGCGGGTGGTCAACTTACCGAAGGTCCTACATGGGATAAAATCAAATCCGTAGGTGGCAAACTTGCACAAAAAATTACCAACAAACAAATAAATCCGGCAGCACTACTTAAACATTGGGAATATGCTGGACGTCCCACTGACAGTGGCATTATTGCCACCATACTACGTAGTAATAATATATCTGATGATGTAATACAAGATATCTTTGGTGCTATGAATATTGAAGTCAACACTCCTGCGGCTGGCGCAACTACCCCAGCTACCCCAGCTACCCCAGCTACCCCAGCTACCCCAGCTACCCCAGCTACCTCAGGGGCTGCTATTTCGAGTACTCCTGCTGCTGCTACATCAGCTACAGCAGCAAAACCACTTCCGGCTGCAGAGCCTGGTCCTGCAATGAATAATTCGCAGTTGTTGAAATCGTACGAAATGATGACACCTGCGCAACGAGCACAATTGATAAAAGATTTTGAAATAATTGATGATCGAGACAGATTAGCAACTGGCACCAATGAAAGTCTTAGAAGTCAGAGAAAAATATGAATATAAACGAAGGCGGTAATGTATTTAAAGACTCCACCGGGACACCACTCACGCAAAGAATTAAACAAGCTGACGTCATGCCCACTGTGCAATGGCTGGAAGGCATTACTGGACTGGATTTAACCAGCGAAAAAGCTGCCGACGGCAGTCCTGTTAAATGGTTAGGATCCACTGGACGAAAAGCAGACTCTGGTGACTTGGATTTGTCTGTTGATGCAGGGGAAATGTCAAAAGATCAATTGACACAAGTGCTAACAGTCTGGACGCAGAAACAAAAAGTAGATCCTGCTCGCTACATCAAAAAAACTGGATCAGCGGTACACTTCTTTGCAGCCATTGGCGGCAACCCTGCGAACGGGTTTGTGCAAACAGACTTCATGTTCAGCAACAAGCCACGCTGGACACAGTTTGTATTAAGCAATGATCCTGCTAGCCGATACAAAGGTGCCTTGCGTAACATCATGCTGAACAGCATGGCCAAGAGCCTGGGTTACAAGTTGAATCAAAACGACGGCATAATGAATCGTGCCACCAACGAATTAATAACTGACGATCCGGCACAAGTGGCAAAGATGCTATTGAGCCCAAATGCTACTCTTGCAGATTTGTCCAGCGTAGAAGCAGTCATGCGAGCACTGGAAGCAGATCCCAAAAAGCCACAAAAAATTGCAGATTTCAAAGCACACATGGAACGCGAAGGCATTCCTTTTGATGATGGGCTAGTAAAAGAAAACACAGAATTATACACCGAATACAACGAAGTCAGCATGATGGCACGTCTGCGTGATCGTATAGTGAACCAAGGTATGCAGGTCATTGTAGAAGGTGTACGCATTGAGCACCCCGAGGACATGATTTTTGACCAACGTCCCAGTGCCGGCCTTAAACAAGCACTTGCTGGCATTGTAGCAGCAGCCCAGCGTCCACAAGAAACCACTGTTAAATGGGATGGAAAACCTGCCATCATCTTTGGGCGAAAACCTTCAGGTGAATTCGTGCTGACTGACAAGTCGGGATTTTTGGCCAAGGGCTACGATGGCTTGGCCACAAGCCCAGAACACATTGCCAAGATAATGGCACAACGTGGCGGCGAACGTGGCGAACTGGTTGCCATTTATCAACGCCTGTTTCCTATGCTGCGCCGAGCAGTTCCGCAAGACTTTCGCGGTTACATACAAGGTGATTTACTTTATTCTTCTACTCCGCAGCGTATTGGCAATCAATGGGTATTCCAGCCCAACACTGTCAAGTATGCTGTGCCTGTGGATTCTGATCTGGGCAAAAAGATCGCCGACAGCACAGCCGCGGTTGCCATACACACCAGTTTATCTGCACCGGGTGCACCAGCTGAACCCATTCGTGCTGCAGCATTGGCAGATAGTCCAGGGCTTCTTATACTAGATCCCAGTCTCAAAGATCCTCGAACAATCAAATTAGATGCCAAAACAGTAGCAGATGCCAACCGTTTGCTTTCTCAGTATGGTGCTGCCATGGATCGCTTGTTTGATCCTACCGAATTACGTGCAAGAAAGATCAGCAATTTTCCTGCCTTGATTAAAACTTACATCAACAGTCGTGTGCGCGGCGGCAGCTATGACAACTTGGTAAGCGGGTTTGGGTCGTGGATACAACAACAAGAACCTGCCAAAGCTCCGAGAATTTTTGAATGGGCAACCGAAAACAAACAGGCAGTAGCAGCACTATTCCAAGCATTCATTGAAGTGTCCAGTCTTAAAAATCAACTGGTGCGTCAATTGGATTCACAGTCACAGGCAGTGCAGGCCAGCATCAACAACGAACCCGGGCACGAAGGATATGTGGGTCAGGGCATGAAATTTGTTGATCGCATGCGATTCAGTGCTGCCAACTTTGCTAAAAACAATCCTGAATTGGGATAGGTACTGACCGATTTCTGACTTTTGGTATAAATAAGTGCAGGGACGAAACATTCCCACTTAACCAAGGAGCTTTAAAATGGCATATTTTCCACCCGCAAATGGTGATGCACAACCAGTATACGCATTAGACATCAACAACGGCCCACAACAAGGCGTTATCACTGCTGCTGCACTAGTGCAGATGGCAGGTCCAAAACTGGACTTTTTCAACGTTGTGGTTCAGAACGGTTCACAGCAGAACATTGACTTGCAAAACCAGTTGGGTAATGTAACATCAGGTGTTTTCACACCAGGTGTTGTTGTCCAACTTAATCAAAGCATTCAAACTACAGCTACTATTGCTATGTACCAAGTTGAAGCTGCTTCAGCTGGTCAGATCAGCTACGCTGTTTATCCAAGTGGCGCTTACACAGCAGCAACTCTGCAAGCTCAACTACGTGCATTAGGTAACATTCAGATCACAGCCAGCGATGGTACAGTGACTGGTGTTAACGTTACAGGTACAGACGTTGTAAACGTAGGTTTCAAACTAGCTGCAAGTTAATTTCGAGTCAGTTTAGTATAGACTCAAGCCCTGGATTTATTTCGGGGCTTTCTTTTGACCATTAAATACCTATACTATGCAACCACTTAATCCAATTACATTATGGCCTGTTTTGATGTACGACTTTCAGTGGGCCGAACACAATCAACATCGAGATGAAATTGCCCAGGTATGTTATGATCTCGAAGCAAAGAAACATGTCAGTAATGTAGCGCCAGATGCCAAACGAGGCCTATACGAAAGCGGGTTTGACTTTGTGACCACAGATTCGCCTGCTGTTCTTGCATTTAGTCACTGGGCCAAGCAATGCTTGTTCCGTGCTGCTGCAAATGCCAATAAACCATACTGGCCCGCAGGTATGAATGTCACAGTTGAAATACACGAATCCTGGTGCCACATTACCCGCGACGGTGGCTATCATGACACACATGCTCATCCGGGTAGTTCTTGGTCTGCTATCTATTATGTAGACACCGGAGACATGGGTGCTGCTGAAGATAAAAATGGAGTCAACAGATTTTATAATCCCAATCACTGTGCTTATGCAGATGCCGGAATGGCTTGGGTAAATCGCAACACCAGTATTGATTTCAGAGCTGAACCTGGCATGATGATTGTTTTCCCCAGTTGGCTACAACATTCTGCTGTTGTTTATCGAGGTAACAAGGATCGTATTGTTATTGCATTAAATGCTAGAATTACCAGATCTGACATGAGTTCAGTTGGCTTATCCATATGATACGTGTAAAATGTAGCACCCGGTTTGATATCACCGAAACAGGTGTAAAAAATCGTTCCCATAAAGCTCGAATAGTATTTCGCGACGCCACTGGTCGAGAGATAACCAACGAACTTGAATGGAACCGCGCTAGAAATCAACAGTGCAATTGGGAAACTGTCAATCAAGTTATTTCGCTAAGAACCTTGCCGGAAAACATCAGTCGACCGGTACACAAGGCTGATATTGGTATTTGGACATTTGAATTTGCAGTGGTAGATCCTGCATCTATCACGCATGATAGCAACCCAGTCGGTTATCTGTTGAATGACTGTGCAGATGTTCCTATGATACTGGGCTTGAACGA